GTTCTAAAAACATCAGGTGCAGCTGTTCTAAGTCCCTCACTTTGATTTGCAAATTGACTTTGCACAGCAAGAGGTGACATACCTTGTCTTTGACCAATAGTGTATTTGTCTTGACGATTGTATTGTCTTCTTGCGTCTTTGAGTTCTTGTATACGTGGATCGTTGTTCGCAAAACTTGGTGCTTGCGATTGTAGCTCCATCATACGATTATAGTTCTGCATCTCCGGCCCCTGATTAAACGGGGTCGGAGTGTTTCTTTTTCGTAAATATTCTGATCTTCTATCGACCACTAAATAGCTCCAATTATTAGAACAACTATAAGTGCAACAATTCCAGCTTTAATCCAATCTTTTGCTTTCCAATTGTTCCATTCATTGAGCCATGCCCAAATATCTTCTAGTAACTTCATATTACCTCCTCTTCTTTCCTTTTTTACCATTCTTACCTACAATACTTTTCAAACTTTTTGCTTGACCAGCATGTAGCTTAGAAGCTTTTTTAAGTCCCTTAATGACTTTCTTTATTTTACGCGTGGACGTAGAACCACCTTTGTTCATAGACATTTGCTGTCCTGTCTCACGTGCAAACTTTTGTGCCTGCTGTGCACCAGCAGACGTGTATGGGAATCTTTTTCCTCCTACTCTTGGCATCTATATCTCCTAATGTATTGTTGGATTAGCATGATCTTTATAGATCTGCATAATCGCTGATTGATAGTCAAAGCTATCAGCAACGGCCGCAAACATTTCTTTTGTTTGCTCGGCACCCAAAGCTTTCTCATACATGTTTCTAGTGACAGCCATAAGCGCACCACAAACTTGTAAATAATCTTCTTCTTTATTGATTTCACTCTGAGCTGCTTCCTCTATCTTGGTCATTGCATCTCTAAGTTTGATCAGTAGTTTTTTTTCTTCTTCCATTGCCGTTTGCATTTTGTTTCATGGCCTCCCTTGTGTTAGCCATGTTTTCTTTCAATAGTGCCATTGCTTCAGTAGAATCTTCTTTGTTAACGTCAGCTGCAACACGCATTAAATCAATTGTAGTATTAGCCTCAAGTTGATCTCTTTGTAGATCTAACTTCTCAGCATCAACCATCATATCTTTTTGTAGTCTAGCTTGTGTTTCCATAGCTTTCAAGTCAATTTCTTGTTGTTTTAGTTTTACAAGAGGATCTTGAGCTTCTTTGCTTATTCTAGCTTCTTCATCAGACGCTAATTGTTTTGTCATTTGTGCTTCCATCTGTGCTTGTTCAGAAGCTTGTTGATTTACTAATTGATCCATCTGTGCCTGTAATTGTTGCATAGCCTGTGGATTTTGCTGTGCTTGTTGCATAGCTTGTTGCAGCTCTTGAAATTGTTGCGCATACTTTTGTTGCATTTGTTCTGATACTAACAAAGATATGTGCTCAGAGACGTGTGCTTGAAGCATAGCGTATAACTGTGGATTTATCTGCACCATTCTTGTAAACATAAATTCTGCGTGAGCAGCAATATGTGCTTGATGGTCTTGCATAGGAAAAGGTTTTGGATCTTTACCACGCATTGCAGATGCATTCTCCATCGCAGGTGACATAGGTTTTGGCATGTCAGGATCTGGTTTCAATATACCCTCTACGTTGTCAACACCCATAGCGTCATACATTCTTCTGTAAGCTTCACGTAAATTGTGTAACTGTGGTGCTGCTGTAGCTAATTGTAATTGTTGTTGTGCAAGTGTAACACGTTGTGCCATAGAAAATATATTAGGATCTGATACGGGCATGACGTCTACTCTGTTGTCAAAGTCAGCAGCTTTTATCATTTGATTACCACCTGCAACCATGTATGGATACTGTGGTGGTAAATATAATTGAAAAACTTTTGACAATAGTTTAAATTCTATTTTTTGTGCGTAGTGTAATCTTTTATGTATTGCACTCATAACTTTTGTACCACGCTCTATCAATGCCAGTGTTGTGCCTACAGGGTTTTGTTCGTTGCCTTCACCCATTTTCATATCTGCTATTGCAGCAAATGATTTACCTGCATCTACAGCAAAACCTAACAATTGAAATAATACAGCTGACGGTTCTTTGTAAGGTAACATCATTAGTGATTCTTTTATAGACTGGCCTGTTACATCTACATCTCTAAACTCACCAGGTTGTAGTGGTTCATCATGATCACGTATGCGCATACCTCTCGCCTTAAAACCTGCTGGCAGATTAGCAAGAGTTCCTGCATCAATCAGTTGTCGCAAAGCGCTTGTTGCAGTTCTTGATAATCCACCTAGCATGTGAATTAGACCAAATCCATAAAAGCCTAACCCTGGGAGGAACTTGTAATGTACAAAGTATTGATTCTTCATAAAGTTTGGATCACCTTCTGCATAGTTTCTTTTAATAGATAATATTTCTTGTGAATATTGATCTATAGAAATAATGTAAGGTAATTTAACTCCAGTCTCATCTTCAAAACCTGGTACATCAGCGTTAATGTGCATCTCTAGAATAATGTGTTCGTCATCTCCAGATCCGTAACTTTTTTCAGATCCTTGTAATTCGTCCACTTTATCTGCTACGTCATCAGGATCAACTGAGCCTGTAGCTAATTCTATGTCACGATAAAAACCTTGTAGCTGTTGCTTACGCACATCATTGCCACTAGTTTTTATTACGTGTGTAATTCTATCTGCTGATTCTAAATCTGTTGCCATATAATTTATAACTAAATCTTCACCCGCAACAAACTTTGCACAAGCTCTTTTCATTAAACCGTCATAGTAAACTTTTTTAAATGCAGAACCACAAAGAGGTAGATAGAATAATAGTTGATCCATGTCAGGATCGTATTCTTGCATCACCTCAGTGATTTGATAGTTCATAAATTCTTGCACACGTTTTGCCTGATCTTCTACTTCAGGTGTAGATAATCCTATTACTTGAGTTCGTACGGGGCCGCTTGGGGGGAGAAGTTCCTTATACGCTTGGGCTTGAAACTGTGTAACAGATTCAGCGAGTAAGGGATGTACGACCCCGGACGCTCCTTCGAACGGCTGTGTTCGGTCTTCAAATTTAAAACCTAACATGTCAAGACCCTTGATATAGGTATCTTCCCAATCTTTTCTTGAGTCTTTATCCGCTTCGAATTCTGCTAGTAGATCACCTGCAAATCTACCTAATTCTTCATCTTCAATGTATTCTGCTAAGTTAGCATCATGTGGTATGTTTGTTTTATCTATTGGTGCGTTTGGATCTAAATTAACTTCAGCACTGCCGTCTTCCATTATTTCAAAATCAGATTCAAACTCTACACCTTTTGGTGTAACATCTATTTCTTCACCAGTTGGCTCTATGTCCAATGCACCTGTAAGTGCTTCTAATGCTTTATCTATATTATTTTTATTATCGTCAGCCATTTACGACTATTCCCCCTCTCTTGTACGCTCCTAAACCTTTGCTAATTATATCCTGTGCTGCAGGATTATCTTTAATTATTAAAGTAGGAACTTCAAATGCCCTTTTACTGTCATCAGTTATAACAGTTTTCATGAACTTTGCACCACTTTTCTTACCGACCTTTTTCATAGCACCTTCTGCTATTGGACCGTAAGCTGTGATATTGCCCATATAATCTCTACTGCCTCTAGATGTACTTAGATTTTTTATTTGTGGCGATGATATAGATATACCGTCGTATCCACCTTCTTGTGCTGTTCTAAGCGCATATTTCATAACAAATTCGTTGTAATCCTCTGTCTTACTGTAAGGTCCTTGAGGAACGCCACTATGCGCACCCTCTGCTGATTTTGCTCTTTTGTCTGCAATAATCTTTCTTATCTTTGCACGTTCTCTGTTTAACCTAGCTATTCTTACTTGTGTCTGTTGTGTCTGTGGCAACTGTAATAGATCATCTATTTTTGCTTGTATCAACATCATTTGTTGCTCGTTTGCATTATCAACCTCTCTTACCACATCACCACGTGGTGCATACGTACCAGCTTCAATATCATTTTGGTATGCTCTCGTGTTAGATAGAGGTTCTCCTCTCGCTGCTTGTTCTGCTTGATATTTTTTTACTCTTCTTGCTGCAGCGTTTATTGGTTGATGCATGTCAGATTGTATTTCTTCTATGTGTAATATTCTTCTGCCAAACGCATCTGTTCTATCCGATGTACGCATGTGTACGAAACCACCTGCACGTTGAGAAGTTGTTAAACCAAAATCATGCGCGTAGGTATACGTTGGCTCTGTGTTACGCAGTGATCCTGGTTTGTGATTATACTTAAATAAAAACTCACGGTAGTTAGATCCACCACTAAGAGTTTGTTGTCCCCTATAATTTGCTTCTCTTGCATATGATTTAAACCCTGCAAGTCTTACGCCGGATAGTTGTGCTATTTCTTGTAAAGGTTCTTTTAATTCAAACGGAAACTTTTGTGGAAAACCTTCTGTAATTGAATTAGGTACACCAAAGTTTTTTTGCACTGAGTCTTCTATCTGTCCTACTATTTTTAATATACCCTGTTTGTCATTGTTACCAATAGCTTCAGCTAATGGATTTACTCTAAGTTGTAAATCACTTAAGGTATTTCTAAGTGGTCCAGGTCTAAATCCTTGTAAATCTGTTCTTAATATATCTTGTAAAGCTCTACTAGTGTCTCTTCTACCACCCCCTAATACTATGACATCAATATCTGGTGCTAACTTTTCATCAAAATCTTTTACGACATCTGCTTTGGATAATTTGTTGTTAGCGTTTCTAGATAAGTGTGTTGATAATTGTGTATCATTTAGTTCCATGTCTTTGACAGGATTGTGTTTTGCAAACGGTCGTTTTAAATATGCTAGCCACTCTGATCCTTTTGCAGTCTCAAACGGTGCATCTATCAACTTCTCACGTGACGGCCAAAACATTGCACCAGCTGTGTCATCTGTTTGTGGTTTAGGTGTGTTACCAACAGAATATGCTGGTTCTTTTTCTACAAATTTTTGTGCGTCCTTAAAATTATCAAAATCTTTTATGGGTAGTCCTGCTTCATCAAAAGCGGTAAAACTCTGTTTTGGTGTTTTTGGTCCTTCTATTTTAGGTGCAAACTCTCTTAACTTACCTATGACCTTTGGCGCTAGTTTCTTTACTATGCCACCTACAGCATACTCCTGTGGATTTTTTCTTATGTAAGCCACCATCTCATCGTGTGTTGCATTTTTTGCTAGACCGCCTTTATTGTATCTATAATACGCATCCATTACCTTGTTAAAATATCCAGGTGTAGAATCACCGCCGTATTGGCTTAAGGCTTTTTGATAATCACCATCGTAATAATCTAAAAGTGCTTGCATGTAATCGCCTGCAAATCTTCTCTGTTCTACAATATTGTATGGATCCGTGTCAAAATTTCTAAAAGGTGTTACACCATAACCTGGATCTCTAGCAGTTGAAGGTAATATTTGAAACGCACCTGTTGCTTGTGTGTCAGTATTAAGAGCAAAATCATCTCCTCTAGATTCTACAAAACGTATTGAATTCATCATTCTATTAAAGTCAACATTCTCTGGCATGACTTGATATCTATCAGGTTTTGGTCGTGGCACTATTCTATCTGTTGGAGGTTTAAATCTTGGTTTAACATCTCCTCCACGTCTAAATCCGTGTAATGTGCCACCTCTAAACTGTGATTCAAATTCTTCTTCTGTCATGTTTTCGTACGCTCTTTTTTGTCTTAATTGTTGCGCTTGTTTTTTTGTGTTGAATATATTACCAGATGGTGAGTATGTGTCTATGTATCTTTCAAACAAATATGAGTAGTCTCCTTCTTCAGGTAAAGATGCGTAGTCTAACATTCTATCATCAACGTCACCTTTCATAACTCCTAATCTTCTAGCTCTTTCTTCCATCTGTGTTGGCGTTGTTACGTCAAAAATTATAGGATCGTCTTTTGCGTAATCTTCTGGCGAGGTCATGTAATAGTTTTCATCTACTATTTCTGTAGTGCCAGTTTTTCTATCTATGTAGATATGTTGATTGTTAGCAAAATCATCACGTATATCAAACTCTATGTGCACGTCACCGCTTTTATATTTTCTGTATAT